CAATGTCCCCTAAAAAGCCAAATGTAATTGGCATTAAAGGCTTCACTAAAGGATTGTTGAATAAAAGTTTAATCATGATTTCACCAAAATATGTTCTTCTTTAATTTTTGGCTCTTTTAAGCCAGTTCCACGCAAATTATGTAAACAAGACAGAAAAACATTGTCAGTTAAAGCCCTAAAACGATGTTTTGACCCTGCTGGAATTACAATCATAGCTGGAGCTACAAAAACACCTAATTGTTCTTCATCTTTCCAAGCCTCTATAGAGCCTTGATTTAAAAGGGTAATATGATCGTGTTCGTGGGCGTGTTGCGGAACAATATAGCCAGCTTTTTCTAATGTATAAGTGCGAATCCACATATCATCTGCTTCAGCAAACTGAACAAATGGTAATTCAGCATCGACTTTTACAAATTCTTCCATAAATTAACCTTTTTGACGGTATTAGTAGTATAACTTTGATTATTGATATATAAAAGTGATATTTACAGTACCCCGCCACGCTCCATAACATAATCTGTTGATGCCCAATGTAATTCAATATTTTGACTTACGGCATTTAAATTTATTGAACCACTAAATCCTAGTCCTGTAACCCCTTGCCATACTTTAGTAGTTATAAGTCCACCTGACCATACATTATTGTCCCAAGTAGCATTGTCCCAAATACCTTCTGATTGATTAACAGGATTAAAAGAAATTGCTCCCAGTTGGGGTTGAGTATCAAAATCCACGCTTAAACCGCATAAAACGCTTGGTACGCCACCCGTAGACTGTAGGATTGGTCTAACCATCATAAATCGTTTTAATTGACCTGCGCTGTCAAAATAACTATAAGCTTGTTGGGCTGTTGCGTTAATGTTATTACCATCATCAGATAAAGCACTAAATAAAGTGCTTACTGTTCCATCGCTTCCAAAGTGCATATCAGCATCACCCGATACTTCCCAGCAATAAGCTTGAATATTGGTAAATCTAGCCCAAGCTTTCGTTATGGTGTGCATTACATATTGCTCAATCCCGTTAGGAATTGGAATGTTTAAAATTAACATATTTTCGGAAGCAAAATAGTTAATCTGCCATCCAAAATTGGCATAGTAATTGGTTGCAGCAACGCTAATAGGGTAATAAATTTTGTCTGTTAAATTTACACGGGGGTCTAATCGGCTAGATTGCAAAGCTGAAGAAAGTGGGACTAAACCATCTTGGGTTAAAAGAAGCAAATCGCCAGCCCATTTGAAGAAACATCTGCGATTAAAGGTCTGACCTAATTGCCATACGCCTTTTAATGCCCAAGTAGCTGCTGTATTTGGGTCTGTACCGTTATAAACAATAGTTTCGCCCATACTGGTTACAAATACAGCATAATCATCTACACCCTGACCTGCATCAAGCGTCCAAGTACCCATTGCTTGCAAATAACCAGCATTACGGGCAATTCCACCAAAGTAAAGCGGTTGGGCTACGCCAGCAATAGAATTGACATCCAAATACCAGCAAGTAAGGCTATCTTTTTCAGTAAAGAAAAGACGGTTTTTAAATAAATTGACATTAATAAAGCGATTTGAATTTACGCCTGTAATGCCTAAAACTGTATAACTACCCACAACAGAAGCATCTGCCGAAGGAGTAGTTGCCATTGTGTATGTAAAAGTATTAGCTCCAGTTACGGTAATTACATAAGAGCCGTTATAGTCACTTGCAGTTGCGCCAGTAATAGTCACATAGTTATTTGTTATTAGACCATGAGGCGAAGAAGTCGTTAATGTAGCAACATTACCTACATGGGTAATTGAACTAATAGTTTGTGCGGTGCTTGTAGTTGCCAAATAAAACCATGAAGTACCGTTGTAAATCATAGTTGGGTCTACGCCATTACAGGCAATTAAAAAATGACCAGCAGCGTTAGTTAAATTAACAGATTGCAGCTTATCACTACTAATACCGCTAAATACTTTAGTAGCTGGATTAGGTTTTGTGTCCCAAATATCACTTCCAGCAGCACCAAATAAGCTATATCCGCTAGTTTTGGTGTAATTCATTAGTGTATTAACAGGTGTTGTTGCTTGATTTAGATATGTTCCAACAACAGTTGCATTGCCTGTTGGCGTAGATGCCATCGTATAAGTAAATGCTGTAGTACTAATAACGGTAATTTTAAATACACCACTATAGACTGCTGGAGTTGTGCCTGTAATAGATACATAAGCACCTGTAGTTAAACCATGAGCCGTTGTTGTCGTTAAAGTTGCAATTGCATTTACATAAGTAATACTGCTAATGGTTTTAACACCCGTAGAAGTAGTCAAAACCGAAACTACCGTATAACCCTTACGCATAGTGACATCGGTGGGAGTTGGATACCAATTAATTAGCTGAACCGCATCTAGCGGTTGCATATTTGCTAATGAATCCCTGCCGTTCCATCCGCCAACAGGAGCGGGCACAGAAGTAGTCGTTGCGGTAAATTTTTTAGCTACGGTCATTTTTAAGACCCATAGCCAGTATCAGGAATATTAGCCCATCCAATAAGAACAGCACTTGGCTGTGGAGCAAATGAAAGGGTAGCTGAACCTTTATCGTTAGATTTAGCCACATTCAAATACCGAATGTAATCTTGTTGTAATGATGTAGTGTCAAATGACTTAATTTGGAAATATTTCAATTTAGTCAAAATAGCAATAACCGCATCATCTAACACGGTTGTATCGCTGTCATTTTGAAAGCTATTTAAAACATCACCAGCAGCATTGCGTACCCAGCCTTTAGAACGGTATTCAAATCCTAGATATTCTTGGGTATTGTAAGGTGGCCAAATTTGGAATGTATTGCCAAGAATACGCCAACGAACTCGTGGGCCAGTTGAGATATAGCCTGATTTAAGCCATTGCCATTGCTGGGCATCGACTGGGCCAAGCATCTGCCAATGTTTAGTCTTATCCCAATGGGTATTATCTGTAATGGTTTCGTAGTCAGATGGTAGTGGGTAGATAGTCTTACTAAATGTGACTGTTCCGCCTACCGATGTAGCAGAAGCCAATTGGGTAGTGGTTAAGCTATTGTTATCTATGACATTATTTACATAAGTATCCTGTGGAATACTTGTACCAACGATTGAATAAGTGCTATCCAGCCCTGCTGTACTAGGAATGTTATTAAGTAAATAAGTCCCATTCGTAGTATTGCAGGTCGTGGTTATAGCGTTTGTGTAAAAGCGATATTCAACTTCCAATGCTTGCCAATCGTATTCCTTAATCAAGTCGTAACCAGCACGATTCATCAAAGCTAGGATTTGTTGCACATCCTGACTAGGGTTTCCCACTACATATGATGGTACGGCAAGGTTAAGTTCAGCAGTTACCTGCTGGACAAGTTGGAGCATTGTAGATGACATATTTAAGCTTCCTCTGTGGCTACCGTTTTAGCTTTACGGGGTTTCTTTTCACCAACAGCGGCAAGTATAGCTGCCATCTGATCTTGCATTTGGGCGAGCTTCGCATCTGTTTCAGCCTTAATTTTAGCAGTTTCTTGTTCCTTTTTGGCAAGTTCTTCTCGCAAAGCGTTTAATTCTTGCTCACGCTTGTCGGTTTCTGCTGAAACTGTGGCTAAATTTAAAAATGCCTTTGCCTTATCTCGGAAAGCATATGGGGACATTCCTGCCGCCATTCCAATACGCTGTAATTGCTGATCTGAAGCGTTAGCTACGGCTTCTACCGTATGAAACTTCATAGCACGGAGTTCTTCAGCCTGTGATTTAGATACTAAAGGCCATTCCGCTAAGGGAGTTCCTTCATATCCTTGATCGTCAGCCCCTAATTTGTTTTGATACGCTGCCCAATGGAGCGGAAAACGCTGTTTATGCTGTTCTAAGGCATAAGTATCAATTTCGGTTAGAGTATCGCCAGCTACGCAAATATGTACAAAATCAAACTCTTTGTAAATTGGTCGGCCAGCTTCGTTGGAAGCATCTTCTTGCTTAATTGCTCGCTTATAGAAACGAACTTGAAGGCGTGAATCTGCATTATGCTCATCGCTTGGTAAAGCCATCTTTAAATCTCCTAAGTAGTTAGGTAAAAGTTAAATGAAAAAAGGGCTACCCTTTTGAGGTAACCCTTCGTTTTTACTACAAATTACTATTAAACGCTAGCAATTCCGAACCAGCCATAATCACCTGAAGCCATAGATGCGCCTGAGATGTATGAACCAGCACCCAAAGTTGCTTGGAAGGTAGAAGCGTTAATTACGCAAGTTGTGGTGGAAGCAGCAATTGCTACACCAGCTTGTGCAAAAACATAACGCTTGCCATCTGAACCGAACACTTCAGCACCAGTAGGGCCAAAAGTTGCAATTAGAGTACCAGCAGAGTTAGCGTTGGTATTAGCGGTATTGTAAAGATCAATACCTGCTAAGGGAGTAATTGAATATGCCATGATTTATTTTCCTTTCAGATCAATGGATTAAGCGGTCAAAACGCCTTGCAAGAAGCTGTTGGAGCAGGTAAGGTTACCAGCCCAGCCATACAACTTGACAATAGCATCTTGGTTGATCGATTGACGCTCGCCACCGATAGGAACGAAGTTACGCTCTTTGTGTGGGCGTAGGAAAATGTAGTTAGTGTTCAAAAGATACATATAACCTGTGTTTTCCTGACCACCGTAACCACCACCCAAGATAACATCTGCGGACATACCACCACCGTAGAACTTGAGGGAAGCGAAACCAGCAGCACCTTCTTCTACACCTGCGATACGCTGAATAGCCTGTAAAGACTGAACATAGTATGAGTAGAAAGTGTTACCAGCAACGATTGTGTCTACTTTATCAGTTCCACGAACGGACTTGATAGCAGCATCAGTCATTTTAGCTTGGATGTTAGCGTAACCAGTTACACCAGTAGTTGCTTGGTTCTGCCAAAATGTCCAGTTAGCACGGTTAATACCACCGTATGTACCTGTTGTTGGAGAAGTAGAAACTGCTGCTGCCAAACCAGTAATATTCTTACCACCGTTACCTGTACCGTCACCATAGATGTCGGTAGAAATACGGTTTAACAAACGAGCTTCAGAAACTTGCATACGGCCATCTAACAAGTCGATGATTTGCTCTTTGCTTGAGTTCTGCAACATTTCCAAACCACTCATTGTTACGCTATCAGCGTACTGAGTAATAGAGAATTGAGCGGCAGAAATTGGGCTATCAGGAGTGATGTTCAATACTTCGTAACCGCTGTATGAGTTAGCGTTGTTAGTATTTGGATCGTTGTACATGATTTCTTGCAAAATCACATTACCACCTGAGAATGGTTGTACATTACCCTTAGCGTTCAAACGCTGAAGGATCGCATTGTTTTGTGTCAAGTTGTCTGCCAATACACCGCTACGGCTTTGAATGGTTGTAGCGATAATATCGGTAATTGCGCTATTAGCAAATGCCATGATATTTCCTTTATAAAATTAAGTTAAACCCGACCACTCTCTGCTTCGGCTAAAGAAGCCAATAACAATGAGCGTCTATCCTTTGCATCTGTCTTAGACACCTGACCGCTAGGAGTAGCTGATCTTGGACTAACAGCAGTTGCTTTGGCTTTTGCTACTTGTTGTGCCTTAGATGCTTGGGTACTTGCTGATTTCAGGAGTTTTTCCTGTTCTAGCTTGTAAGCTTCATCGTTCATACGCACAGCTTTTGCATAAGCCGATTCAAGGTCTTGGGCTAAACCTCGCTCAAGTAATTGAGCCATATCTTCCCTAACCATTTCAAAGTGCGGAAACCGCTCCTTGTTGCTACTTACCCGACTGATTTCTGACATCAATCGGCTATTTTCCTCTTGCTCCCGAATCGCTGACAATTGTTGAACTTGTTGCTGAGTAGCTTGAAGTTGCTGAATTAATTGTTGTTGATAAGGGTCTACATACGCCTGTTGTGGAGTTTGTATCGCATTTTGATCTAATTGTATTCCATAATCTTGTGCAAGTCTATGAAACACCTGAACTTTTTGGTCGTATGGTGCTTTAGAAAGAATCATGTGCGCCCGACCAAGATTATTAATCCAAGCTACTGGATGAATTCCTTGTTGCTGCAATTCAGGAACGAATGGGCCAATAGCTTCTGTAAGTTGGCGAGCATTGTCAGCTTCAGCTTTATAAGCAGATACGCCACGCTTATATTCAGCTTCACGCTGGTTAGCATATTCAGCAAACTTAACAAAATCTTCTTTCTTTAAAGGTTCGCCCTTTTCCATCTTGTCCCAAATTTCTACATATTCTTTTTTCCATGTAGTTGGGCGAGAAGGCTTTACATCGCTTTCAGTTTCATCAGAAGCTTCTGCCACCAAGTTTTCTTCTTCAGAATTATCGTGATCGGTGGAATCTTCGGCATCTCCATTACCTTTTTGGGCTTTGAAACGGCCTTTTTCGTCACGCTCGATTTCTTCTTCGTTATCGTTGTCGCTTTCGGCACTACTACTCGCTTTGTTTTCGGCTTGGATGGGGTCGTCATTTACTTCAATCTCCTTTTTGATTGGTGCTTCTAAAGTGCCTTCTTCGGCTTGCTCAAGTGCTGCTTCTAACATACCTCTACGGTCTAATTCTTCGCTCATGGTTTACTCCTATTTGTAGTTAAGTTTGGCATAAGCGATTTCAGCGATTTGACGCTTACGGGCTTCTTGGTCTTTACGGCTAATTTCGTGTTTTTTTTGCTCGATTGGGACATCGTTGCCTAATTCGAT